CAAATTGCAGTGCGCTGTAGCGGATGGATTCGTCGACGACGTCTTTGGTGCGGCGCACGTTTTCGAAGTTGCGCATGTGGGTGACGCTGGGCCAGGCCGCGGTGCGGTTGCCCCATAAGCGCAGGCCGGTGCCGTAGGCATTGAAGACGGTGGTGATGCCGTTTTCGTTGAGCAGGTTGACCTCGCTGGTGGCGTCGTCGATGCGTGCGGTGAGTGGTCGTTCCAGGCCGATGACACCCAGCAGGGGTTGGTTGGAGCTGCTCCACCAGTAGCCGTGGTCGTTGTCGATTTTGGCGCGCAGGCCGGCGGCGCGGATCGACAAGGGTTGCAGGCGCTCGCCGTTGGTGGCGGCGTCGTACACCTTCACATGTGGATAGCACAGGCGGACCCGGTCGCTGCTGGTGTTGAAGTTGATGGCACCGGACGGCCCACGCCCAGCCAGCACTTGTTGCACGGTGGCGCCGATGGGGGCATCGACGTAGGCCACGCCCCCGACCTGGCCGGCCGAGATGGCCAGGTCGGCCGTGACTGCCTTCAAGGTACTGAAACCTGGTGCGATGAAGATTTTTGGGAAAAAACCCAGCTGGTTGTAGCTGTCTTGAAAGGCCTTCAAACCGGTGCGCCGCCCCGCGAGGGTGATGCCGCCGATGATGTCGGCCGGGGTGACTTGGCTGGGGTCGGCGTGGGTGTAGTCGGCCTTAGTCTGGCCGTTGGCGGCGATGCTGCCGGTGGCCAGGCGCTTGATTTGGCCGGTGAGCATGTTGACGGTGTAGTCGGTGCCTAGCCCATGGGTAACCGACCCGTCGGCGGACTTTAGTTGCAGAGTTTGCAGCGCGCCGTGTGCCAGCTGTAGCAGGTCGTTGTCGGCGAACTGTTGGGGTTGGTCGGTGACCTTGGCGTTGTGGATCGCCGGGTCAAGCACGTTGACCACCAGTACGGTACCGGCGCCGAAGTCGTAGATGCCTTGCAGCGCTTCGGGGATGCTGAAGCCGCTTTGGTGCGCGCCGAACTGGGCGGCGTGGGTGTCGTTCAGGCACAGGGTGAGCTCATTGACGGGCCCGACCGGCGCGGTGCCGACCAAGGCGATGACCGCCGATTTGACTACGCGAACAGGCCGCGGGCCGCGCTCGACTTCGGTGGTTTCTATGCCGTGTAGATAGTTGGCTGGCATGGGCGTTTATTCCTTCTCTGGTTTTAGAGACGCGACAGCGGTTTTGTTGGCCGGCTTTGTGTGGGCCGGTAGCGGTGTCAGGTGTTTGAGCGCTAGCAGCACGACGGTGTATTCGTGATCGGCCGGCAGCGCGACGGGCTTGTTTGGCAGTAGCTGGACGTCGAGTGGCTCGGCGGTATCGCCCACGTTCAAGGAGGCGGCACTTTGGGGGCCGGTGTAGCGATAACGGGTCAGGTTCATGGGTGTTCCTCGAATGCAGCGTGTTTAAGCAGCGGCCCGTGGTCCGGGGCCATAAATTGCAGTTGCGTGGTGCGGGTGGCGAAGTCCTGGGCGTACTGCCACACGCCGTTTTGGTGGCCGATGAACTGCTCGGACAGAGGGCGGCACGGCTGGTCGGCGTTTGGCGGATACCACCCCGTGAGGCAGGCGCGGATGCGGTCGAGGTAGCTGATTACGCCAGCGGTGCCGTTGAGCTGACGAAAGATCAGCGTGAGGCGCAGCACCACGTTGCGGGCTTGAAAGGTCGCATCGGTGCTCTCCGAGACGCCAAAGGTGGACTTGCCGTAGGCCAGCAAGACGGCACCGCGTGGGTGGTTGAGGCGGTACTGCAGCGGGTTCTCGGGGAACAGCTCGACCATCAGTTCGTGGCCGACGTCGTGCTGCAGTTTTGCGAGCACGGCGTCCATCAGTTGCTCGGTTTGGGTTTTAGGGATCACCTGGGTCATCAGTAGCGTTCCCACTCTTGGGCGCTGAATTGTTGAGGGCGTGAGCGCACGCGGATCTCGCCCGGTTCCGGCGCAGCGTGGCCGGTGGGCAGGCCTAAAGTGACAACGCCGTCGCGGATGTTTTCCAGCAGTTTGAGGGTGTCTTTGCGGCTGTCTTTTACGGCGTCGGGCAATGCGCCTTCGGGGCGGCGCTGGTACAGCCAGTGCCGCGCCAGGTAGACCACGGCATCACGCAACATGGTGGGCACCGGGTCGAGTGGCAGGTGGTAGCGCCCGCGCAGGTAGCCGTCGATCAGTTCTTGGGCGTGGCGCACGCCGTCGTCGATGACGCTTTCGTTGGGCTGCGTGGCGGCCGGGTCGTCGTTGGAGAGCTGAATGAGCGTCATCTGCGGGATGGCGTGGCCGAGGTCGGCGCGGGTGCAATAGCGCATGGGTCAACCCGCCTTCAGCTCGACCAGGGCTTCGGGGAACAAGCACATGGCCAACGGGTTGGCCTGGGCTTCGAGGTCCCAGCCTTTGCCCATCTTGCGCGGCTCGGCCTTGCTGTAGAACGGCTGGCCCAGGGTGTTGACGGTTTCGTTGTAGTTGGCCGGGGCGTTGAACAGGCGGAACACGCCGCGGGCCATGGGAAAGACCTGGGCGATGTCGGCCGGAATGAAGCGCTGGCCGCTGACGGTGACGTCGTATTCGATGAATTCGATGCCGCCGAAGGTGAAGCCGGTGCGCAGGTCGCCGCCGAGGCGGTCTTGGGCTTCCTGGTAGTTGGCGAACGCGGCTTTGACCTTTTCGTGATCGATGAATGCGTCGAACCAGTCCGGGCCACAGAAGGCGCGGAAGCCGGTGACCATGACACCGCCGAGTTTAGATTCGGCGTGGCGTTTGGCGTCTAGACAGGCCTTGCGCACATTGGTGTCGGGGTTGCTGAGCAGCACGGTGACCTTCTTCTGTTTGACGTCGAATTCGTCAAACAGGTCGAACATGGTCTCGCCGTCGGCGTCGAGCAATTTGCCGCGCAAGGCGCCGACACGCTGAAACTCACGGGTGGCTTCGATGCTGTTTTTGAGGTCTTGCAGGTGGTCGTTGATGACGGTGGCGATGGGCGTGGTGGCGCTCTCTTGGCCGAAGGCGGCGATGCCTTGCAACTGGCTGGGCAGCAGCGGTCGGTTGATGGGTAGGTGCAGGGTTTCGAAGGTGCGGCGTTTGCGTTTGTTGCTCTTGAGCGGGGCCGGGTCGTCGTTGCGCGAGGTGTTGGGCACGAGCACCAGACGGCCTTCGCGCTCATCGATGATGACGGTGGTGCTGGTGACGCCTTTTTCGTCGAATAGCCCCATGGCGCCGACCTTGCCGGGCATGACCGGAAGTTTGTTCACGGCAGCGGTGAGGTTGGCGACGCTGAACAGGTCTTGCAGGTTCATGGTGGGCTCCTGATTAGAGGGTGGCGCGGACGACGATGCCCAAGGTGTTGAGTTCGTCGAGGGCGGTGGTTTTTTGGGCCTCGGTGATGCCGGCGGGCCACGAAAGTTCGGCCAGGGCCAAGACGGCGCCGCGGGCGATGACGATGCCGGGCTGGTCGCCTGCGGTGGCGTCGATGGGTTCGGCCAGTACGGCGGCGGCTTTCTTGGCGGCGCCGGTGCCTGCTGGATCGAGCTGTTGGTATTTGCCGGCGACTTTGGCCAGCACTTGCCCTAGCGGGTAGTCGGTGCCGGCCAGCAGCGTGGCCTTGGATCGGGTCCAGCCGGGGCTGACTTCGACCAGCAGCAAGTCGCCCAGGTCTTTGGGTTGGGTGAAGGTGGCCAAGGGTAGTTCCTATCGTTGGGCGCGGGCTTCGGCGTCTGCGAGCAAGGGGTTTTCGGTGGGTTGGGTGCGGGTGTTGTCGGCGCGGGTTTTGGTGGCGACTTCGGTGAAATTGATGGCGCCGGTGAGGTCTTTGAAGAGGGATTTGAGGCCTTCGCTTAAGGGGTGGCGGGCGTCGGCTTCGCCGAATTCTAGGGGTGTGTCACCCGACTCTGCGTAATCCAGTGCGGCGATGATGGTTGGCGCGTGTAGGGGCTTCATGCCTGCGGCCACGAGCTTCTCGGCGTAATCGACGCTGGCGGTGTGGATGGCGCTTTGCGCGGCC